CCTTTGCTAACACAACAAGCTGAGCAACCAACCACATTCATTGCACTTGCAACATGCTACTGGATGCTCAGCTATTTCTCGCTTCAACTTTTGATTATGCGTTCGGTGCAGTGTCCATGATATAAATCTGGTCAGCAGCCTCAAACGACGGCAGACAGATCATCGTCACTTTGGTTTCAACGTTCACAGGATCCGTCTTCTGAACCGTAGTCACAGCAACGCCGGTGTCAACGATAGACACATTTGCAACCGAAGACGAAAGCAGATCACTTTCCTCAGGCGTTGTGCCAAACCAAGTTTTGCCCAGCTCACCATCAGGAAACAGAACAAGAGTATTGGCCGGCATAAATGCCTGCGTCGTTTCTGATTCATCCTTATAACGCTTTTTGTTGACAACAATCTCAAGACCATCAAGCTGATCTGCGATGTAATCCGCCAGCCGGCGATCCGTCAGGGCGCCAATACCATTGGTCAGAACGTATATTTCTTTCTTGATCTTTTCATTGCTTCTCAGATGTCGCCAACTGGTGGCATCGATCATTGCACGAACAGGCTTCACACCAGTATCGTCGTAAACAGCTTCCATTGCAAGACGAATGTCTTCGATCGGATCACTGTTGGTATGGTCAGACCACGTCACGGCAGCATCACCTTTATGGGAAGCAGGGACGTTATAGTCGTAATTGAACGACTGACCGTTGGCCGACATACTGATTGCACCAGTCGTAAGAGCCTGCATACGCATTCTCTCACGGGAAGCTCTGGCACCACGAAGCAGACGGGTTTCATCGTCAAAAATCCGGGACATCACAGAATCGATGTACGCCTGATTGCCGGTTTCGAGAACGATGTTCAGCTCCTGACGAAGCTCTTCATCGATGTACGTGCTCTCTTTGAAGAACGGCATCTCAGCCGTCAGCTTCTCAAAGCCAATACGAGGTCTCGGAATAGCGTGTACATCAAACGCCGATACCTTCAGTACAACAGGCAGACCACGAGAGCCCTTGATCCACTTCAGATCAAGACCACGCTTTTTATCATCAGGGAACAGCTCTTCACAAGGATACGGCGCTTCGTCCTGAACAAGTGTTTCCCAGTATGCAGTCAGATCCTGACTGGTCATCAAATCAAAAATTGTCATTTGTTTTTCCTCCTTATGTAACAGTTATATTGCGCAATTCACCAAAAAATTACGCGCGCATGAAAGATACGCCACCAACGACGTTAACACCACACGTGACCATTTCCTGAACAGCCGGATCAAGACGATTGACATTGACAACGCCAAGATACAAAGCCGTACCATTTGCATTGCCCGCCGTTACATCCACATCGTGCAGAAGCACAGCGTTTGCCTCAGTCGTTCCAGACGCCGTAAACACCACCTGGATTTCATCACCATCTGCCACCGTACCAGTCACAGTGATACCATAGGTATCCAGAGTAACAGTATCGTCGCCCAGCTTCCACGTAGTTGTGCTATCGGCCACAGTTGCCTCAAAATTATAAGTACCAGCAACATTAGAAACAGCACTCTTAAAAGTTGCTGCCATAACCTGTACATCTGTGATATTTTCGCCAGTTACAACCTGACCCGTAGCACTCTCATCAATCGTACCAGCAGCCGCTACGGGACTCTGAAGATTGCCAAAATCCACCACGATGGGCGTACCGGCCTTTGCAATTTTTTTACCGTTTGCATCCGCATTTGCCACCAGACTCTGAGCAACAATACAACCAACAGAAGCCTGGAAACCAACATTTGCCAGGATCTGGCGCGGTGCAGTGAATGTTGCCTTTGTAATACCACTACGATTCAACATTGAAATTCCTCCTTGAAATCAAATTATTTTTTGGCGCCCCAATATGTCGACTTGCCAGCACTGGCGTGCTTTTTAGCAGCGAGCCGGGCACCGAGACTGGTTGATCCGTTTTTGTCATCGTCCTTATTAGACGACGAAACTGTACTGCCAGTCCCTTTTTGGCCAACATTAGCCTTGTTTTTTTCGTCATCACTCTGAGTAGACTGGTCAAACCACGACGGGTATTTAGCTTTCAACTCGCCAAAAATTACCTTCAAATCAGTACGATCCTCTGCAGTAGCCTTGCCAAGTGCAAGTGTCACAACGTCATCAACATACTGCGGTTGAACACCTGTCATCATTGCTTCAACTTTTGCCTCAGCAACAGCAGCACGCTGTTCAGCTTCTGCAAGCTCTTCAGACTGTGCATCAGGATCCTCACTTTTCTGTGATGCAACGAACTCCTTCACAGCAGCCAGCATCTTTTTGTCGCCAGACCGAATACCCAGCTCGTTATACACCGAATTGACACCCTGATGTTTTTCACGAGCCATCATCCGATTGACCTCAGCCTGTGTGAACGTCTTCTCCTGGCTGGACTGAGTGCCCTCTGTCGATGACGACGAGCCAGACGAACCAGACGTATTGTTGTTTGCACTCCCAGAACCGGAGCCGGCATTCTGTCCTTGCGTTGACGCTGTCGATGCCGGCACTTGACCATTGCCTTCTTCAGTAGTGACCATTTTTTCTTCTTCTGCCATTTCTCAAACTCTCCTTTTGTGTTATCTCCGTGGATTGCTTAACTCACGGTGGTTGTACTTGCCAGCATCAATCAAAATACACGCATAAACCGCCTTATTTTGCATTTTGCAAAACCCAGTCAATTTACCAACCCAAATCAATCAAATCCAAATTAACGCGTAAATAACGTGTATTTCGCTTGATTTATCAAAACGACTTGATCTCGCAATTATTTGC